GTCTCCCCTACCAGATTCTTTACAACGTGTTCCACTACCGTATGGAGCTTACGATTGCAAAGAACAAGGACAAGATTGCATTGATTGAGATGAACACCATCCCCAAGCGTCATGGCTGGGACGAGGAGAAGTTCATGTACTACGCAGATGCAATGGGCTACGCCTTCATTGACTCTACTGCAGAGGGCAAGAACAACGAGCGCGTATCGTTTAACCAGTACCAAGTATTGGATATGTCGCTCGGTCAGTACATCGCCGCACAGATGCAGTTGCTCCAGGCCATCAAGCAGGAGTGGGAAGAGTTGTTGGGTATCAGCCGCCAGCGTAAGGGGCAGGTTACCGCATCCGATGGTGCAGGTACTACGTCTACGGCTATCGCTCAGTCGACTGCTATGACTGAAGAAATCTTCCGTAAGTTCGAGAAGTTCGAGCAGAAGGAAATGCAGGGATTGCTTGACGTCTCCAAGCATGCATTCCGTACAGGCAAGAAGATTCAGTACATTGCTGACGACTACCGTAACGCGTGGTTGGACATTGACGGTGCCGAGTACGGCGAGTCAGAGTTCGGTATCTTTGCCAAGAACGCTAGCAAGGAGAACCAGAAGATGAACCAGATGCGCGAGCTTACATTGGCTTTGGCGCAGAACGGTACAGGTGCTGGTACTATCGCTGAGATTCTCGACGCAGACAACTTCGCCCGCATTAAGCAGTTGGCCAATGAGGTAGAGAATAAGCAGGAAGCGTTGCAGCAGCAGATGCAGAAGGCTCAGGCTGAGTCAATGCAGAACGTTGAGGCTATGAAGGCTCAAGAAGAACAAGCAAAGCGTGACCACGAAGCAGAGCAGAAGGAGCTTGACCGCGCCAATAAGGTGGAGGTTGCACTCATCAATGCTAGCGCTAAGGACACGGACCACGACAACGACGGCAAGACCGACGAGTAAAAGTCGTATAGTAAAATAAATTATAGAATTCGTTTGGTAGTGTAAGCTGCCTTACTTAAATTTGTTGAACAATGGCAGAAAACAAAAGTCTGGGCATCGAGAACCTCGGTTCTGTTGATTGGCTGAATGACAGCGCTCCTGAGCCGCAAGCTGCGGAGGAGACCCAAACCCCGGAAACTACTGAGGCCCCTGAGCCAGTAGCTGAGACTGTAGAAGCTGTAGAAGAAGCAGCTCCTGAAGTAACCCCAGAAGAAGTATCGGAACCAGTTGCAGAGGAAGAGTCGTACGACGACGAGCCTGTAGCTGAAGCACCTGTAGATGAACCTGTTGCAGAAGCCAGCATGTTCACTACGCTGAGCGAAAAGCTCGGTTACGAGGTGGAAGGTGACTTCGCTGAGGACTACGATGGACTTGCTAACTACACTACTGCAGTAGGAGAGCAGATTGCTAACGAGCGTCTGCAGAAAATGTTTGAGCAGTACCCAGATGTTGCTGAGTACTTTCAGTACCGTTCTAACAACGGTGACCCACTGAAGTACTTTGAAGCACAGCAGGCCGAGCTCGACTACAACAGCATTGAGATTGACGATAACCTCGCAGTCCAAAAGCGCGTTGTAATCGACGGCATGCGTCAAGCAGGGTTCGGTGATAACGAAATCAGTGAAATGGTTGAAGACCTCGAGGACACAGGCTTGCTCAAGAAGCAGGCAGGTCGTTACCTCTCTCGTTTGCAGGCAACACAAGCTACTCGTAAAGAGCAGTTGCTGGCACAACAGGCAGAGCAGGCGCAGCAGCAACGTGCTGAGGCGGAAGCTTACTGGTCTTCAGTTCAGGACACTATCAATACTGGAAACTTGAAGGGCCTTTCAATCCCACAGCGTCAGCGCGGTAAGTTCTTTGACTGGATGACTACTCCGGTTGCAGACAGCGGTGCTACGCAGCGGGACCTGGACCGTCAAAATATCGACCAGGAGACGGCACTCGCAGTGGAGTATTTGTTGTACCAAGGGTTTGACTTGAAGAAGTTGGCCACTAGTGCAGCTGCTACGCAGAAGGTGTCTACTCTGAAGTCTAAGCTTAGTTCTGCCCCAAGTGCGGGTAGTCGACTCAAATCCCGCACTAAGTCGGGTACGACCAAGCCGACCGGCATTCCTTCATTGAAGGACCTGCTGTAAGGCTGTTTTCTAATCATTCATCAACCTAACTATTATGGCTGATAACCTTAAGAAGTTGCGCTTGTATGAGGATACCTTCAACAGCGAAGGTATGACCGACGAGAACTCGTTGGCCAACGCTCTCTTGACGCAACCTGACGTTTTGTCCCCAGTGATTACTCACTTGAGCGGACGCGAAGACAAGCGTTTCCCTCTCTCTTTCTTGACTGAAGGTTTGGGCAACGTTAAGTACATCAACGACATCGAGTACGATTACCCAGTGATGGGCCGTATCAACAAGTCTGTGGCAGCTGTTGCTAACACTGACATCTCTGTCGCTGGAGGTACCGTTACTTTCGCTGAGCGCTGGTTCAACAAGAACTACGTCATCGAATTTGGCGATTCTAACAACACGCAATTGCGTATCACAGGCGACCCCACTCCCGGAGCTGGCGGTTTCGTTTACCCTGTGCAGTTGGTGACATCTGACTCTTCTGCTACTGTGAGCTCTTCTGACCTCGCTGGTATCTTGGCTGTTCAGTTGTTCGCTGCTAACGCATTCTCTGGTTCACGCGGAACTGAAAGCAACTGGGTTGCTCCTTCAAAGATGCGCAACCAAATCTCTCTCTTGCGTAAGTCTTACCGCTACGAAGGCAACATGCCTGACCGCGTTGTGAACTTCGAGTTCAACGTTGGCGGACGTACTACCAACTTGTGGTACGACTTCGAAGAGTACCAGCACATGTTGCGCTGGAAGGAAGAGTGCGAATTGGCTATGTGGTACTCTAAGTACAACCGTGATGCCAATGGCGTGATTCACCAGACCGACGAGAACGGTAAGCCCGTGCCTCTCGGAAGCGGTGTGTTGGAGCAGATTCCTAACGTGGATACCTACTCTCAGCTGACTGCTGCCAAGTTGAAGTCTGTCGTGCGTGATGCTTTGTACGGAGCTTCTGACGCTGCTCAGATGAACATCGTGTTGTTCACTGGTCTCGGCGGTATGGAAGAGTTCGACAACGCTATGAAGGAAGAAGTGTCTACTGGCGCTTACATCAAGAACACTGACCCTGCTAGCTTCATCTCTGGCTCAGGTCGTAACTTGTCATTGGGTGGATTCTTCACTCAGTACCAGCACATCGACGGACACACCATCACAGTGCGTCACTTGCCTCTCTTTGACCACGGCGCCCGTGCCTTGGCTTCTGAGCGTCACCCAGTGACTGGTCTCCCAATGGAGTCTTACCGCATGGTGTTCCTCGACATGTCTGTGTACGATGGCGAGAACAACGTTAGCATGGTGACTCGTAAGGGTCGTGAGCTCCTCCGCTGGGCTGTTGCAGGTGCATCTGTGCCTCCAGGATTCGGTGGTAACGCTCTCCGCGCTACTGACGTGGACGGTTCTGCTGTTCACTTCTTGAAGGAAGCTGGTATCAGCATCCGCCGCGCAACTAACTGCTTGCACCTCGAGTGCGTTGCTAGCTAAGTTGTAGCGACTACATAGAGAAGGGGGGAGTCCATTTGGATTCTCCCCTTTTTTGTTTTAGCTTTGTAAGATGGCAACTAAACGCAAATCGACTAAGAAAGGCGCAATGAAGGGCTGCACCATCGGTAACGGGTGTAAGTCAAAGAAAGGCGGCCTGACGGCCAAGGGTCGAAAACGAATCAACCGCAAGACAGGCAGCAACCTGAAAGCCCCTCAGCCAGGGGGTGGTTCTCGCAAGAAGTCTTACTGCGCTCGTAGTGCAGGACAGATGAAGAAGTTTCCCAAAGCCGCAAAAGACCCGAACTCTAGACTGCGCAAAGCGCGTCGTCGTTGGAAATGCTAATCAGATGAAGAAGCGAATCAGTGATGTCAAGTCCGTCAAGGACATGTACGGCATGGGCGGCTCTACCAAGAACAGAGCTGAGTCTCCATATAAGTATGGAGGAATGACCAAGGGTGAGATGATGCTGCACGGCGGCAACACTAAGGCCCCCGGTACATTCAATGGACACCGTTGCGAGAAGCGCAACATGTGCGAGAACATGACAGGATACACCTTTGATGCCAACGGCGTGGGTACACGCGGAGGTAAGAAGACGGCGGCTAAGCCACGTCCTAAAAACTTCATTGGGTAATGGGTAAGTTATGTGCACGAGGAAAGGCTGCTGCTAAGCGCAAGTACAAGGTGTACCCGTCGGCATATGCTAACGGATACGCTGTGCAGGTGTGCAAGGGTACTAAGCCTGACTCATCCGGTAAGAAGAAGACTGCCTCTGGATACAAGAAAAAGAAGAAGAAGTGAGTCTTCGTCGGTGGTTCCAGGAGGAGTGGAGGGATGTCCGTACGGGTAAAAGCTGTGGACGTAAGTCTGCTAAGGGTGGCTCCAAGCGCCCATACCCGTACTGCCGTCCATCTAAACGCGTAAACTCTAAGACGCCTAAGACGTCTGGCGAAATGAGCGCCGCAGAGAAGCGCAGTAAGGTGCGAGAAAAGGCTAGCAAGGCGAACGCTGGTGGTAAACCAGACCGCGTGTCTAGTACTAAGCGCAGGAAAAAGAAAGGGTGACCATTTGGAGGTTGCCCTTTTTTGTTGTACATTAGCGTCATTAGAATCGGCTAGGCAGAAAGCTCTAGCCTGTACACAGTAAATTATAGCTATGAAGACTGTATTCATTTACCGTCGTCCGAACACGACTAACTTGCCGGACGATGTTTACGTAGAAGCCAAGCGCCGCATTGGTTCTGTCTACACAAAAGGAGGCGACATCCTCAAGGGATTGACTATCGCCGAGCAAAAGAAGTGGCTCCCCGAAATTCTTGGTATCGCTCCTACCGACGCAGGTTGGGCTAAGGAAGCACGCCGTTTCTTTGCAAACTTGACTATCGACGTGCCAGCTGAAGGCGTGACTTTGAACATCTCTACTGACGAGGAGGGTAACCCCATCAACGTCATGGACTTCATCAAGTTCCGCTTTGCATCTGAGCACCCACACGTATCTACTGACGAGCGCTCTTCAAAGGGTCGTTACTTTATCTCTGACCCACAGAAGGAAGAAGCAGCTGCAGTATCTGAAACACGTTTGCGTAAGGACGCGTACAAGCAACTCATCTTGTTGTCTGACGACGAGAAGAAGGCTATCATGGTCCTCAAGGCTTACGGCATTAACACTACCGGCTTGACTCCTGCTCAGATTGAGCTCGAGTTGGAAGACCTCTTGGAGGATAACCACGCTGAGTTCATTCGCGTCACTACTGACAAGAACCTCGAGACTGTGTCCTTTGTTTGGGACTGCATCGAGAACGGTGTCCTCCGCAAGTCTGGTAACACGTTCCTCTTCGGTGACGAAGTGTTGGGCGACGACATGGAGCAGTGCGTTCGTTTCTTGAACAGCAAGAAGAACAGCTCTATGCTCTTGGACATCAAAGCTAAGCTCAAGGCATTCAGCTAAGAAGTTCCATAGTAATAACGATGAAGGGGGCTCTCACTTGCGTGGGGGCCCTTTTTGTTATACCTTTGTGGGATGCATGCATTGGGGAGGCATCCCCGCCAAAACTAATTTACTATGGCTAGAAGTAGAAGCGCCAAGGTCATGTATAATGGGAAACCCATTTACTTTGACGATGCGCAAGAAGCCGAGTTGATGCGAGACCTTATCGCCGGTAATGCCGGTGGC